GACGAGGAAATCAACCTATGGCCAGGAAAATGAAAGGTGCAGGGGTGGGTATGGTGTAAGGTATTGATATTGAAAGGAGTACGGAAAAGTGCGTGCAAAACGAAAGGTGCACGGAGGTTGAATTTGCTTTAATTCTACTTTAATTTCACAGAGGGGGCTTCAAGCCCCTTTTTCATTTACTTACAATGACTACCACCAACACCCCTAAAACACCCCCATCAAAGCACACAAAATCAACCACAATGAAAGCACCAAACGGCACATACAATCCTCCACCAAAACCACGACAAACACCCCCATCAAAGCACACCAAATCAACTACAATGAAAGCACCAAACGGCACATACAATCCTCCACCAACACCTCCTCAAACACCCTGTCACGACGCCTGCAAAACTACCACAATGAAAGCAATGGAATGACACACCGCAAACGGCAATCAACACACATCAACACAACCCACGACACCGACCACCAACACCACCTCAAACACCCTATCACGCCCCCAAAAAACGACTACAATGAAAGCACCTAAGGCACACACCAAGCAGCACCCACGGCACCTACATCATAGCCCCTGCAAAATGCCCTCTACAACGCTCGGAAACAGCCACAGCAAAGGTGCGCAAGCCGTTGATTGGGCAGAGTGCTGAAAACCTTTGTTTATCGCGGATATAGGTGCATAATGCGGGTGCATATAGGCGTATGCGCGGGCGTATTACGTGTGTGCAAGTGTGCGGGGAGAGATACCCCTAAACGGGTAGGTCGCGAGGGGTATTTTGCCACCTATTGGAGTGGTTGTTACGGGTGTGTGTATGGCGTTCATCAGCGCGACGCAGAGGAGTGCAGAGGTATGGCGGCTGGGCGATAAAAGGGGGTGGTTAAGCAGTCGTTAAATACCCATTAAATACCCATTGAAAGGCAGGCAAAAGTGATGGTGTCGGGAGGGTCAAAAGTGGGGGTGAAAAAAGGGTCAAAAAGGGGCTTTTTGCAAAACGGACGGACATTTTGGACGGACAAATGGGCGGACAAAACTTGGTATTTGAGGGGGTCGAATCACCCCCTACTTGTACCCTAAATTGCCGAATAAACGCCCAACTATGCACCTAAAACGGCTCGAATAACGGGGGTACTCTGTACCCGAATCGGGTCGAATATACCCCTAAGTGTACCCTGTTTTGCCTCGAATAAAAGGTTAATATGCGTATTATCAAGTGATTACGTTTCAAATCTTGTTTTAAGGGGTGTTTGTGGCTGTTTTTGGGGTATTGTAAGATAAAACGAAAGGTGCAGTACTATCTTGGAGATAATAATCGGAATTGTGCTTTATTTTTGGTACTTTTGCAGGGTCTCTATAAATGCTTTTTGTGTGGCTATCATATCTTGTTGTGTACGTATCACTTCATCTTTGGCTTGCAATAAGGCTGTAACACCTGTATTTTCTTCTAATGTTTTCTTTGCTTGCGCTACGGGGACTATGGTGCCTTGATTAACGCCTACAGCCATTGCATCGTGCCCTGTTGCTGTTGTGATATTGGGTGTTACTTCCCTTCTTAACATAGGTTCCTCGTCGCGCAAAAGCCATTCAGCAGAGTACTTGGGGAACTTTTGAGCGATAGTCATCACCCATTTGGCTTGTATATCTGAATTTTGCGAGATTGCACGTCCCAAAACACCTTTACTTGCTCCTATTTTTTTCTCCATAGCGTTGATAGACAACCCCTCTTTTGCGGCTATTATAGCCACCTTTTCAATTAAATTCCCCATAAACGAGTATAAATTCCGTATTTTTTCTCCAAAACATTTTGCTGTTCCGAAAATTATCACTACCTTTGCACTCGAATTAGCCAAATGACTAATTCGGGCGACAAAGATAGTGAAAATAATCGAGATACACAACCTAAAAAAGAGAGCGTTATGATAGCGTTGGTACACGGCAGCATAGCCAAGATACAGAAGATGACGGGATACAGCAGGGGGACCATCAGCACGGCGTTGAACCACAATGCGAGCGGCTGGAAGGCGGAGCAGGTGAGAAGGCTGTACAATTTGCATTTTGAGAACAAGTTTGAGGTGAAGGCATACAAGCGTACCTCGAAGCGATAAACCCGGCCAAGGAGACCAGAGAGGTTGCACGGTTGTGAAAACTTATCCACAATGTTCGCACAAAGTCTCGCCACAACAGTGCAGCCGTCCTTCAAAGGATAAACAGGCAGAAGAGGTCTGAGGAAAAGCGTAGGACTCGCCCTTTGGAGGTTTTTGCAGAAACAACAAAAACAAACAATAGGAATATGGCAAATTTCAAAAGAACGAAACGTCCACAGAAAGGACATAAGGCAGCACCCTCATCAAGCCTGCCTCGCCTTGAATTATCATTGACAGATAAATGGCAGCAGAATCATGTTTTATTTCACGTTCAATGTGATATGTCCTCTCCATTACAGTTTCATCTGGAAGCGGAAAATGGTTTTGTACATGTCGAGTTTTGTCCACGGAATAAGGCAACTTATGCATTTCCATACAGCGATACTCGAAACCATGATACCATGGATCCTTTTGAAGAGTGTTAGGTTCCTTGTAGAAGAAAGATATGGTTGCTCTGAACAGCATAAACTTTTATATTTTGGTTAATCAGACTACAAAAGTAGTCAAAACAAAGGAAATATCCAAATGAAGAAAGCACGAGTGATAAACGGGATAGTGTGGGCAGTGATGACGATTGGCGTCATGGCGATGGTGGTAGCGGAATGGCATTCGCAGGGTTGCGGGTTGAAGAGCCTGGCAGCGGCAGTTGTTTTTTACGGAGCGACGGGTGCGGGTTTGTGGGCGTGTATAGACCAGACCATCAAAGACCTCTCCAACCCCTCCAAGGGAGGGGCTCAATAGAGCGGGCAAGACACAGAGCATAGACAATGGAAGCAGTAACGACGATAAACGGCAGAGTGGGTATCACCCGCGAGTGGATGATAGTCAACGGTGTGGCTACCGGCGGCGCATTGGAGAAACGTGAGCAGCGTCAGAATATAGTGGCCTTGACACGTGGCGGGCGGGGTGTGTCGAAGGTGTATGAATACAAGTCGCTTCCGGAGGATATGAAGCGTGCGATAGATGCGCGTCTGAACGTGTATGCGAGTGCGAAGAAGAACGCCTTGGAGCAGTATATAGCGCACGATGCGGAGGTGAGCCGTTTCTTTGACGAGTACACGACGGACAGGGGTGCTCACCTGCCGAACACGGCGGCGAAGCCCGTGCGTCAGACGTACTACGCGAATGCGATAGTGCTCAAGGCGATAGTGCGTTGGGAGCAGGCAGTGTCGAAGCGCGGCGGCCGTTTGGACTGGGAGCAGGTGGCGGCGAGCATACGGAGCCTTGACCGTCTGGACTATGCTTGCGACCTGCCGGAGAACGCGCGGAAGTTGCGTGAGAAAGTGCGTGCGTTCAAGGAGGAGGGATTGGAGAGCATAGTGCACAAGAACTACCGCGGCGTGAACACGAATGCGGTGAAGGTGCATGCGGGTGAGCAGGAAGATTTGCTGATAGCGTTGATAGCGGAGCACAGGAACTTTGACTGCGAGGACATAGCGAAGATGTACAATGCGCAGTGTGCGGCAAGAAACGCACAACAGGAACAGGGCAAGCCGGAATGGAAGCCTATCACGGCGAGCACAGTGCGGCAATGGCAGAAGAAAGTGCGGTTTATCACGACAGCGAGCAAGCACGGTGCGGCGGCGTTCAACAACACGATGACCTACCAGGTGAAGCGTACGGCACCGAGCAAGGCGATGTATATGTGGGTGTTGGACGGCTGGGACGCGGAGTTGCTGTACCAGAGCAGGAAAGGCGACAGGACGACCTACCACAACCGTCTGACGGTGGAGGTGGTGCTGGACGCTGCGACGAAATACCCCATCGGTTGGGCGGTGGGCGAGACGGAGAGTGCGGAACTGATACGCGAGGCGTTGCGCAATGCGGAACGGCACGTGGAGGAACTGACGGGTGCGATGCTGATGCCTCACCAGATACAATGCGACAACTTCGCCCGCAAGGCGATGATGGAGACCTACACGGGTCTGGCGCAGTACGTAACGCCGGCGGCGGTGGGGAACGCGAAAGCGAAGATAATAGAGCCGTGGTTCAGGACGCTGAACGACAAGTATTGCAAATATATGCCCAACTGGTCGGGGCATGGCGTGACGGCGGGCAAAGCCGGTCAGCCGAATATGGACATCACGCTGAAGCAGAAGAGCCAACTCCCGACGGCGGACGCGATAATCATGGAGGTGGCAGCCCTGATGGGCGTGTACCGCCGGGACGCTCTGCCTGCTTATCAGACAGCGATGGCAGCGTTGCCCGCAGAGGAACGTATGGTGCTCGGCACGAAGCAGTATCTGCGGCTGTTCGGCGAGAGTACGGGGCAGACCTACACCTTGCGCGGCACGGGTATCAACGTGCGTATCGACGGCAAGCCGCACCAGTACGACCTGTTGGCGAACCCCGAGGACAAGTCGGCGATGGCGGAGGCGATACGTTTCCGCGAGCGGTGCTGGGAGAAATGGAATGTGGTGCGCGACCCGCTTGACACGGCGCATATCCTCGTGGAGAACAAAGACCGGACGGAACAGTATGTGCTCACGCTGAAAGACGAGCAGCCTATGGCACTGAAAGACCGCAAGCCGGGCGACTATGAGAAACTGGCGGCGATATGGAAGTTCAACCAAGCCCTGAAAGAGCATGTGACGGAGACGCTGAGCGGGCACCAACAAAGAGCCATGCAGACCTCCCCAACCGCGTCAGAGGAGGGGCTTGCAGAACAGGCCATAGAGAAGCGAAACTATGAGATGCTGAGCAAGGCGCTCATCACCGACAGCCGAGGGCAGCACAAGAGCGAGCGGTATGCAGCGGAAAGGGGAGACCTCCCCAACCCCTCCTTCAAAGGAGGGGCTTGCAAAGCCATCGGAAACCTTGACCCGTTCAAGGCGGCACCCAAGACCGAAGAGGAGGAGATGTGGGACGATGTTTAGGGATTAGGGGGTAGAGATTAGGGGATAGGGGGTAGATTAAACAGCGATTAACAACCGATTAAACAATAAACAATCATGAGTAAAAAACAGAAGAAAGCCGTGTTCCACATAGATATGGACGGCAACCGTATTCACACCGACATCGACGGCAACGCCATCGACCTGCTCAAGTGCCTGTGCATAGCCATGGAGCACGACAAACACATCGCCGAACTCCTCTGCGGGGCAGCCAGAGCATGGAAAGAGTTCACCGAACAAAAGAAAGACAACAACCAAGCAAACCAAGAATAGCCATGGAGAAAATCACCGACATCCGCAAACGCGACATCCAACTCGCCCTTGCCGATTATTGCGCCCGCTACGGCGGACAGAACAAAGCCGCCAAGATACTGGACGGCGTGAGCAGCGGCACCATCAGCCAGGTGCTGAACGGCAACCACGACCTCATTGCCGACGATATGTGGCGCAAGATAGCCAGTCAGATAGGTCTCGAAGCCGCCAGATGGAACGCCGTCTCCACGCAGAACTACTCGCGTCTGACGCGCCTGCTGGAGGAGGTGCAGGCCAACCAACTGTGGATGGCTGTCACGGGACGTGCCGGCAGCGGCAAGACCTTCACCTGCAAGCAGTACGACAAGTCGCACGGCAACGTGTTCTATATCTCGTGCGACCCCGACTGGACGAAGCGCGATTTCTTTGCCGTGATGCTGCGCAAGACGGGGCGCACGCCGGAGGGGCTGACGCTGATACAGATGAAGCAGAAACTGGTTCTGCAGATGCGCTGCATGGAGACACCGGTTATCATCCTTGACGAGGCGGACAAACTGAGCGATGTGGTGCTCAACTCGTTCATCACGCTCTACAACGACCTGCAATACGACTGCGGCGTGGTGATGATAGCCACCGAGTTCCTGTTCAAGCGTTTCGACCAGGGCGTGCGCTACAACAAAAAGGGCTTCAACGAACTGTGGAGCCGCATCGGTCGCAAGTGCGTGCCGCTGAAAGACGTGAGCCAGCAGGACATCGTAGCCGTGTGCCAGGCCAACGGCATAGAGGACCCCCGCGTGATAGACGCTATCATCGGCGAGTGCGAGGGCGACCTGCGCCGCGTGCAACGCCGTGTGTTCGCCGAAATGAAGAAACAGACCAACCGCCAATAACCCGCCCTCTATGCGCCGTTCTCTCAGTCTCAACGAGGTAGTAGCCTACAAGCCGCAGTGTATGGGCTTCACGGGCGAGTGGCTGCGTGTGATGGGCGACCCCGAACCCTTCGGCTCGTGGATTATCTACGGCGGCAGCGGGCAGGGCAAGACGCGCTTCACGGTGCAGTTGGTGAAATACCTGATGTCGTTCCCGGGCAGCCGCATCGCCTACAACGGACTGGAGGAGGGGCTGAGCCAGACTTTTGTACGCGCCATCGTCGATACGGGGCTGCTCAGTGAGAAGACGAACCGTTTTCAGTTCTGGGACGGCTACGACCTCGACACGATGAAGACCCTGCTCCGGCGCAAACGCGGGGCGAACATCGTCATCATCGACAGTCTGCAGTACCTCGGTATCACCTACGACGAATACAAAGACCTCGTGGCATGCTTCCCGCGCCGTCTGTTCATCTGGATCAGCCACGAGAGCGGCAGCCTCCCCGACGGACTGACTGCCAAGAAAGTGATGTACAACAGCAACATCAAAATCCGTGTCCGCAACTACTACGCATACATCACCAGCCGCTACTGCGGAAACGAAACCTACGACATCTGGCCCGAGCACCATTTGCAATAAGTATTTTAACATTTCAACCCGCGTTTTCCCTCGCTTTTCCGCCGAAGGAACTCCGAAAGAACTCCGAAGGAACTCCGCACAAACGCAACAAGCAAATTTTAACCATTATGGAATCTGTCAAAGACACCTGCTGGAAACAAGCCAACCGCCACTTCTACGCGCTGGCGCGGCAGTGCAACATGAGCCGTGAGGACATCGCCGCCACCATCTCCGGCAACTACCCGCCGCGGGTCAGCACCTCCGAACTCACCGCCGACGAACTGCACGCGCTCTGCCTTGCCCTGCAACGCCGTGCCGTCAGTCCGGAGGAACAGCAGAAAGACCGTTGGCGCAAGCGTCTCATCGCCGCCGTACGCCACTATCTGGAACTTATGGGCTACCAAACCGACATTGATTATGTCCGCAGTGTCATAGAACGGGACGGAACAGCCCTCAACGACCTCTCCCTCGACCGCCTGCGCAGCCTGTACAATGCGTTCACCAAGAGGGCAAAGGATATGGGAAGACCTCCCCTAACCCCTCCTTCTGAGGAGGGGAAAGCAGAGCACCCTTTGAGTTTTATCACCGCCGAAGCCTAAGGAACGGCTGTAAACTCATTAACTAATCAACCCTTTCAACCACGTATCAACTAATAAACTTCTAAACAAATAAACTACAATGGAAACAACCACCACCGTGAGCCTTACTCCCGAAGAACTGGAGTTGCTCAACCAAGCCCGCGCCGCCAAAGCCAAAGCCGACGCACAGGCACAACGCGAACAGGAACTCGCCACCTACAAAGCCCTCGTGGACGACGCTATCCGCGAGACCGTGCCCGAAGCCTGCGCCATCAGTGAGACGCTCGCCACCAAGAAACGCGCCATCATCGACCGTTTCCATGCCGTCATACGCATGAAAGAGGAACTCTTCCGCGGCACCAAAGCCCTGCGCGACGGACGCTACACCGACACCTTCACCAACGCCGAAGGCACTGCCCGCGTCACAGTAGGCTACAACACCATCGACAACTACGACGACACCTACACCGCCGGCGTCGAGATGGTCAACCGCTACATCGAGAGCCTTGCCACCGACGACAAGAGCCTGCAACTCGCCAACATGGTCACCACCCTCCTGCGCGAGCGCAGCAAAGCCGGACAACTCAAGGCGCAGAACGTCCTCCGTCTCGAACAGATGGCAAGCGAGAGCGGCAACGACACCTTCATCGAAGGCATGCGTATCATCCGCGAAGCCTACCGACCTATACAGAGCAAGCAGTTCGTCAAAGTCGAACAGAAAGACCCCGTCTCCAACGAGTGGGTACCCGTCTCCATGAACATGACAAATTGCTAAGAATATGCCTATCAACAAACGGAAACAGTACAACAGGTCGCTCATCGACGTCTGCCGTAATTGCCATGGTTACGGCATCGTTGATGGGCGCACTTGCGAGGTGTGCGACGGACGGGGTATCGTGCACAAGGAAATATCGCTCACTATCACTATCGACAACGATGTTAGACCTGATTGAGAGCAAGCCCGTCATCTGCGCCACGCGCGGCGAACTGACGGAGCGGGTGAACAGCCACCCCGCAACGCTGCAAGTCCGCACGCGCGTGGTGATTGTCACGGAGGCGGCAGACGACACCGGGCAGGTCGTTTACCGCTGCGAGCACGAACTGCCAAGGAAATAAAAAACGCCCGCAAGATTGCAGTCTTGCAGGCGGTCAGACGGAAAACACATTCCGACAAAAGGTTACGTATCTTTTGCAAAATTAGTGATTTTTTTCGGAATGTACAAATCAACGGTCAAAAAAGCGCAAATTGTACGTGGTATTCTGTCGGAATACTACGAAGAAGGTCGGCAGGACCGATGCAAAATGTGGGTGTACCGCAACAAAGTGGCACCCGTGTTAGGCATCAGCGAGCGGACCTTCTTCCGTTATCTGAACACTCCCGAAAACACCGACCAAGGCACGCAACTCACGCTGAAATTAGAGTTTAGGGATTAGGGATTAGAGGTTAGAGATTAGAGATTAGAAAAAAGGCAGAGTCCTCATCGGGTTCTGCCTTTCTTTGTTTCTATCAGGGGCTGTGCTTTCCGCTTTTCCCGCGGGACGACCAGTTCTTCCCATGCGGTGGAGAAGCGCAGCACCCGCACGCGCAGTCCGATGTCGTTGCGGTTCTCGTTGCCGGAACTCATACGTATCAGCGGTTCCGCCCACTCGTTGCCGTCCTCACCGGTAGGAGCCCAGCCGTGGAGTGCTTCCACCAAGGCGCGTTCCGTTGTCAGGTCGCTCATGGCTTCCATACGTGCCGTCGGCGGGTGCCCACCCGTGGAGTGCTTCCACCAAGGCGCGTTCCGTTGTCAGGTCGCTCATGGCTTCCATACGTGCCGTCTGCGGGGCTGTTTGGCATGCGGAGGCATAATGGGCTACATAAAGCCTTACACTCAGCGTAGCGCGTGCCATTTGGCTTCCGCCGCCCATCTCCTCGTATTCCACGTCTTCCACGTCCACCAGTACGGTGGGGCTGCTCACTCCGGGGCGCAGTTCGTAGGCGTCCTGCCCCGCATAGCGGTCAATCATACGGATACCCTCTATCCGGGCAATCCGGTCTTCTACGGCGCACAACATCTGCGCCAAAGGGTTGGTCAGTTCCATATCTGTTGTTTGTATAGAGTTCTTATAGTGTTCCTATAGCGGAGACACGTATCTGTTGCTTCGCGTTAATGACTTCGTGTTGTTGGTTCGCTTCGCTCACGTAGGTGGCTTTGCGTTCCCCTCCTGCCGCGGGGTCCCTGCAAGCCTTGCGCAGTGGGGTGCTCTTGGAGGGGTTAGGGGAGGTCTTGTATTATCTTGCGCACCTCCGAGTCAATCATCTTGCGCACTTTGTCGTCCAACTGCTTCGACTGTCCCATAAACTGCCGTTTGGGTATGCGTACACGGTGGTTTCTGCCGGCGCGGTCCGTGCCCTCGTTGTGCGCCGCGGCATACGGCACGTCGGTATAGACAGTCGCCACTCCGGGCGCGGTCTTTTTCTTGATGGAGCGAGACAGGTACTCACGCCGTGAATGAAGCGTCTTGTAGGCGTTGTCGGGGTTCTTCGGGTCGCTCTTGCGCTTGGAGGGTTTCCACGGTTGCAGCGACGAGTCCACGAACCCCTCCTGACTGAAGTTGTCGAGGAAATGCTGCATGGCTATGGTACCCGCCTTGACGGGCAGCGTGCGGGTGATGAGTCTGCCCAACGCCTCCTTGTTCCGGCGCAGGTGCTGTTCAAATTCTAACGGGGTCATTATTGCACATACTATTATACCAATACTATTATGGAGGTTTCAGCCGTCAGGCATCAGCAGAGCAACTTGCGTACGACAATCTTCGCTTTCAGTACCAGGCACTGCAATCGGAGTTGGAACAACTGAAAACGACCAACCCAACGCTTGCGGAACGTATTTTGGCGTGTATGTCCGACATTGCTGCGATAGCCGGCTTCGTATTCTAACTGCCGCACGAACACAGACAGCATATCCTTTCCGTGAAGGTATTGGTGAGGGGGTACATTGTCGGAATACACTTGCCTCCCGTCCACCATAATAGTACGGTTGAATGAGCCGACTGCACCTCCCTCTTTGAGAACGGGCGCGATGTGTATCTCTATAATTTCGTCCATAAATACACTTTTATTTTGGTATATCAATGATTTGTAGTATCTTTGCAGGTGAAAAGAGAGTAATATCTTTCAGTCGCACCGATAAGTTTCACGGAGGTTCTGGGATATTATTCTCTTTTCCTCTTTAACCAATACAGGCTTTCAAATCCATGCTTGTTCACTTCCATCTTTACTTCATATACATACCCTTTATGTTTCCACTCATAGACATTGTAACAGATGACACCTCTTCTCTTTTTCTTTCTAAGGTTCTTAATGTCTTTTGGATTGGATAAATTCTTACCTTCCCCGAAAGGACTCACCCGAACAAATTTGAGTTTGCCAACTTTTTTGCGAAGAGCCATTGCAGCACGGAACCTATCTTCATCATAACAATGGCTGATAATAGCGCGGTAGCCATCTTTTGAGTCATTGAAGACGCCTGTTTGTAATGATTTGATAGATATTTTGCTTGGCTTGAATGTATCAAGTTTCTCAAATGCTTTTGTTTGAGCAGACCTTTTCCCTTGTTGTTTAGACTTTTGTTGTGCCTCGGCTTTGCGTTTGGCGGTTGCTATACGTTTATCGCAAGCCCTGCACCGGTTGCAGTCCCGCCGCCCTGCGAGGTTGCTCACCAGTGCCGCCAGTTTGTTGCCGGCAAAGGGGCAGGCGGTGCAGTCTTTCGGGAAATAGGGGTGCTTGCGGCTGAATATCCGCCCGTCGGCGGGGTTGTTCTCCAATCCGGGTTGCGCGTCTTGTTTGTCATCAGCACGAGGCACCGGTGTCTCGTTGCGCTCTGTCTGCCGCAGTTCGCACTTGCAGTTCCAGCGGTCGCCGGGCTTGTGTTCGTCCCAAAATGGGTCATTCACGGGGCGCACGGTTCCCCAATAGACGATATGGTCGGCACCCGGGTTGGGCGAGGTGGAGGGTATCCATTCGAGGTTCGGATAGACATCCGCCTCGGCTCGGAACTCTTTCCACTCGGCAGCGTTCTGTGCCCGCAGTATGGCGGTGTCGTATTCGGTCTGCAACCATGCACGGTTGCGGTGCTCGATGTAGGGCGACACGTCTTTCACGAACTGCCGGAACGGCTTCAACTGCCCGTCGGCATCCACCATCTGCGCGGCGATGTCCTGCTGCATACGGTGCACCCGAAAGGCGGAAAAGACCTCCGTATTGTGCTGCAACTCCTGTATGAAGTCCGTACTCGGCAGCGGCACACCCGCTTCCGCTGCGTCCGCCATACCGTCGGCGACAGCGTCCTCGAAGATACGGCACGTCTCGCGGTAGAGGTTCTCCTCCACATAGTGGTCGATGTCGAACTCCTGTTTGTAGATGTTCACCAACGCCCGCGCTATCGTCTCTACATCGAGACTCACACCGTTCTCCACGAGGGCAGGCACGCCGTCGGCAAAGTAGTCCTTGTCTATATCATCGCCCCGGACTACATCGGGGCGAACCCGAAAAAATCCGCCAGGCGGTCGTAGAGTTTGCTTTTCTCTTTGCTTTTCTTGTCGTCGTCTTTGGCAGGCTCTTCTTTGGCTGCGTTTCTGACAGCGTCCAAGGCGGCCTGTCTGCGCTCTTCCTGTTCGCGTTTCAGTTGCTCGTAGTTGGCGGGTTTGGGCAGTCCGTAGGTCTCGTAGAAATAGTCATCGTCCACCGGCACACGGCTTGCCAACTGCAAGTCCATGGTCAGCCGCGCCTGCAACTTGCCCAAGTCCTGTTCCTGCTCGAACACGAACCTGCCGCCCGCCACGGGGTAGCCGTACCCTGCCAGGACAGAGAGGAAGAAGTCGCTGTTGAGCATATTGCACACATACCGCATGTCGGAGATGGTGATTTCCAACTGTTGGTCGGCGTGTATCTCGGCTTGCGCATAGCCCGATGATTTGCTCGAGGTGGTGGTCTCCGAGTTGCCCAATATCGCCACCGACATCTCCTGGTTGCAGCAGTTGATGAGCCGCTCCTGCAACTCGCCCGTGCCGTTGGAGGTCTTGCCGTCGAGCATATCGAAGTCCGCCTGTTTGGGTATCATCATCGTCAGACTGGAGCCTGCCTCTTCCAGCATATTGCGCACTTTCTTCTGCGTCTCCTCATCGTATGCGTCGTATTTCACCACGCGCACCGGCTGCCCGAATATCTCCACGTATTGCGCGAAGTCGCCGAAGCCGGAGCGTTTGTAGAGGGCGTACAGCGAGCATTGCAGCAGTTTGCCCAATTCGTACGGGTCGCCCATCAGCCACACCATAGGCAGGTCGTCCACGCTCACACCCCGTGCGTCGAACTGCGAGATGGCTATCTCGCGGCTCTCAGGACGGAGGTGACGGCGGTCTATCTCCTTGTAGTCGAAAGCCTTGCCCATAATAAACTCCACCGCACTCGTGCCGTAGTATTTGCGCTCCATAATGACCTCCGTCAGCCGCTCGAACCGGCTGCTGCCTATCAGGTCGTCCAGCGCGTCCACTTTCTGCCCCGTGCCGTCCATAAACACCATACGTTTGTTGGTTACGGCTTTCGTGCGTTTCTCCAATAGTCCGGACAAATGCCCGTCGATAGTAACCACATCATGGTAGAGGTCAAGCAGTTTGTAGCGGTTGGGGATGAACACCGACTCCGCCCGCTCGATAGCCTCTTTGAGTTTGCCTGCGTCTTTGCGGTTGCGGTCGGGTGCCACTAAGCGGATGTCCTGCACCACCAAGTGCGGTGTCTCGGTGCGCTGCACCTCCGTGTTATTGCGTTTCTTGCTCATAATCAGAAATAGTTTGTGCGTTTGGGATTGCTGCTCCAACTCACGCCGTTGGCGGACTCGTCATCGGGCGTGTCGGGGTCGTCTTTGCGGTAGGTCAGTTCTATGAGGTTGTTCTGCCCGTCGCGGATATTCTCCAGCAGGGCGATGGCGTCCTCATAGTCCTTGCGGTACAACTCCAGGTCGATGTTCGGGTTCGACTGCCGCACGAGGTAGTACGACGCTATGATTTTCACTATCTTCTGCAACGCCGGACTGACCACCGCAGGCGGCACGGCGGGCACCGTGCTGTCGTCGCCGAAGACGGGCTTCAAATCGTATTTGAACAGGTACGATGCACACAGCGACTGTGCGGCGAGTATCTGCATCTCCACCACGCTCTCGTCTTTGCGCGTGATGATGTCCAGTATCTCCGGATAGATAGAGGACTTCCGTAGGTCATCAATGGTGATTATCATATACCGATTGTTTATGGGTTATACTGAGGGGGCAGTTGCTATATTTCTTGTCCGTTATATTCACTTAAAGGCTTAAACGGGTATTCTCCCCATGCTTGTTTGTAAGCATCTACACTGTCATCAGGAACATATATGGCAGTAATACCTGTTTCTCTAAGAAAATAGTCTCTTTCCGTATTGTCTCTTTCAGGAGGAGCAGTTGCCCTTATTACGAGAATTTTAGGTGTTGATGATTGATATAGGCAATAATTTCCAATATAGGTAACATTTTCTCCGAACTCTACATAGGTAACACCTTTGGAGTAACGCATAAACTCTTGATTGATTGTGGTTACTGAATTGGGAAGTACTATTTTCGTGATGGCATTATTGTACGACAGAAACATTTTGCCAATAGCGGTTAACTTTTCCGTATTGTTGAAGTCAAATTCAGATAACTCCGGACAATCAAAGAAATTCCCCCAGCCGGTATCTTCTATATTTTGGGATAAAACAACTTTTTTCAGGGACGGATTGCTACATATCGCATAGTTTGCATAACTCCCTACTATTGTTGTTACGGTGTCAGGAATAATCAGTTCTTCAATACCTGTATTTCTAATAGCGTTCTGATGTATCGTTACCAGTCCTTCATTCAAAATGAGTTTCTTGAGACCTGTGCAGTCCAGAAAAGCATTCATACGCAGTTCTTTTGCCGTGGTCGGTAACTTGATGCTGCTTATATCAACACACGCTCTAAGATTCGCATATATAGTTTCCAAAGGAGTTTCTATCCCTTGGCTGTTTATGTATGTTTCAGGGATAGTAATTTCTCCGGAAACTTTTTCTCCGTTAAGAACAAGTTCTTTTGTATATTCGGTGGTTCCATAACCGTATATTGGTATACCCATATACTCTTGGAATGACATCAGCCAATTCGCATATTGTAAATTTTCGCAGCCCCTGAACCCAAAATTATAATTGAACGTACCATATTTGATGCTATTGGGCAGTATGACTTTCTGCAAATTCTTGAGGTTTGCGCATACCACGTTGCGGACATTGGAAAAACATTGCAGTATGGTTAAATCCGTGATATCATCATTAGCATTTATTATTAGCGATGTTTTGATTTTCAAAGCCTCACGCAGCGTCATGTATTTTTTGTTGTGTGCATGCCCATAGTAATACATAGATGCCATGAGTGCCACGCTGTTGGGATTGCCATCTCGCGCGTCAATAATAATATCCGTAGGTTCCAGACCTAACAACCGTCTTCGCAATTCAAGGCTCATAGCAGTTCCTCCTTGGCTTGGGTTTTGCATTGTTCGCAATAGGCGTTGTACTCGGCGAACTCGTCGGGTTTGGTGTCGCGCTGGCGGAGGATGGCGAGTTCGTCGTCCACCGAATAGCGTATGCGGATAAGTTCCACTACACGCGCCTCATAAGAGAGCGTGGCGGAGGCAGCGGGGTCTGTTTCCGTCTCGACCTCCCGTATCTCATAACCTGCGGCGAGGAGTTGTGTGTCGGTGGGCGGGACATACGTGGTATTGTCATAGACCAACGACAGCGGGCGTTCCACTTCGGTGCCGTTGAGGTAATATGCTGTTCTTGTTGCCATAGTTGTGCGGGGTTAGAACTCTGCCCAGAGGGCGAGATTGTTGATAATGGATATTTCGTAGGTCTTGCCGCTCACCCACGTGGGTACGTTGACGGCATACCATGTGAGCGAAAAGCCTGCAAAAGTGATTTGTATGCTTTCCCCCTCTGCGGGTGTTCCCACTGTGAAGCGCACAAAGTAGTGGTTGAGTTCGCCGTCGAGGTCAGTGCCTTTGGTGATGGTCAGCGTGGTAACGGCGGTGTCCCATACGTTCAAGACATTGGGTTGGATAGTGGCATCGCCTGTTTGGCTGACAACGGGTGTACCCGACTGCATCTCTTTCCAACAGGTTGTGTTGTCTTTCTGCGAGAGGATATAGGTCTTGCCGTTGCTTGTTACGTGTACTGCCATACCGACAGCGCGTCTGTCTTCGGGAATGGCATCACGCTCTTCGGTGGTGGAGACTTCGTGCCAGCCGCCGCGACCGTATCGGGAATGGTGGGTGGGGAAGGTGTCCTCGTCCGTGCCCGGCACAATGCCGGTGATGATATTGATACCTGATAGTTTCTGTGCCATAGTCTTAGGATATTACTGCGTTTACACTCGGGTCGGTCAGCAGGTTCTTGCTACGATAGACATAGTAGGTAACGGCGAGACCGTATTCGTTGGTGACGGTTGTTTCCGTGAGGACGTTGTCGGAGACATCGAAACCGCCGACTTTCCACGCGGCAGTGCCGAGGGCTTTGGGGTAGGCATAGTAGAAATAGCGTCCGCCTGAACAGTCGAAAGTGATTGATTTGGCGCGGGCGTTGGAGAGTTCGGAGGTAAGGGAGGTGATGTCGGCACCGGCATCGGCGGAGACACCCCAGTAGCGGCGGTGGTAGAACGAGACGGACGCAGAGGCAGAGGTCTTGTCCTCACCTGTGGCTTTGATGACCTTGCCACCGGAGACCTCGAGACCGCTCTTGCCGGCATAGAGGTTGGCGGTGAGAGAAGTGGAGGTGGTGAGCCCTGTTTTGGTGAGGGTGGCAGAGGGTGTGGCGGGTGCGGGGAGCGTTGTGCCGAAAGAGCCGTCGCAGCGCGTGGGGGCTTTGTGGGCAGCATCGGCAGCGGGGTATTGGAATGTGCCGCTGTAGTCCGCCTTGGCACCGTTCTCGAGGGAGATGGCGTTGTCGGTCTTGGTGGCGACGAGGGTGCCGTCCTGTTTGCGGACAGTCCATTGGCTTGTGATTGCGGGCGAGACGAGGGAGAGGCTGCCTTGGTAGTTGGAGCCGTCGCGGTTCATCTTGTTGGTGGTGGCTTCCTCGAGGGCGGTTTCGAGACCCGTGATGTCGGAGGGGGTGTGGGTGTGACCGATGTCGGATTTGCCATTCAAAGCGATAGCCACAGGGGCGTTCTGTATGGGGTTGGTGGAGGTGGTGTCCAGTGCGTCATCGGCGATGACGGTATGGTCGTTGAGTGCGTCATTGAGTCCGTCGATGGAGGACATAGGTATGCTGTCGGACTTGTGCCAATAGGAGTCTATCCATGCGGCAAACTGGCTTTCGAGAGGTTTGAGACCCTTGCGGAACCAGGCTTTGAGTTGTTCGCGAGATGTAGTTGCCATAGTTTATTTGATTTTGATGATGTAGTTGAGGACAATGAACGGCGGACGGTTCTCGTGGGCTGCACCTGCACCACGCGCTTTGAGAGGAACGGTATGGGTGTGTGAACCGGCAGCATCACTATTAAATTTTGCCCAACCACTTTCATAGGTGCCTTTTTCTGCACCTTTTGCACTACTGGTGGTACTATCACCCACAGGTATGGAGTGCGAGTGTGAGCCATTACTTGTGGTTGTAACAGAACCATCCGTGATAGAAGTTGCGGTATCGTGGTTGTGCTTCGGCATTTCGTTGACAGAGAGTGCAACCGTATTGGAGCCGCCTTTCTGGTTGAGGTCATTGTAGTTGTTGGCACCGCGTCCGGCGACGAACATACCACGCATATCGGGTATGCGGAAAGTGCTGCTGTCGTTGTTGCCGTAGGTCGTACCGAGAACGGAGAACAGGGCGGCATATTCCTGCCGGTTGAGCGAGGAACCGTCGCAGAGTTGCCAGTTGGCGGGGATAGCGGTAGACGGCCACATCATGATAGAGCCCACGGGTGCGGGTTGGAGCGATGCCATCTGCGTGCGGAGAGTAGTTATCTCTGCAAGGAGTTGGCGGTTGGTCTTGTCGGTGAGGACAGTGAAATCAGCCCATGGGAACTGCTCGGAGCCTAATCCCGGTTTGAGTTGGCGGGTGGTATAGGCATTGGGGTAACTGTCAGAGTTGGCTGTAACCGCAATAGGTGTCTTGTCGAGATAGACATGGGTGAAAGACTTGTCGCCTCCGGCAAAAGCGATGACTTCCCCTTGCGGGTAGTCGGTAGTGCGCAAGAAAATATATCCCGGCATAAACCTTGCCCCGACCTGATTGCATCCAGACAGAATAACACGGTCGCCGGCAATGGCACCGAGCATTTCCGCAAGGTGCTGGTTGTTCTGAATATACTCCATTGTTTCGCAGTCCAACGGGAAATTGGAGTGCGGTTGGGAGGTGTAGTTTCCTATGATTTTGTCCATAACTATTGATATAAGATGATGTAACGTTTAGAAGCCAGTTTATAGGTATTGACGAGTGCCTGCATTTGGTTTTGCGGGAATGTACCGCGCAGGACTGCCGGAACTATAACAGCAAAGTCCACGGAGTCTGAACCTGAGAAGGCGCGTCGGTTGAGGGTTACAGCCGTGCTGTTGCGGCGCGGTGCCATCAGGAAATTGCCCACCTTTCGGAGATAGAGGATATTGCCGCGCAGGGGTTCCACGTCGGTGATGGTAATACGGCGGAGCGCAGGGTCGAAGCGGTCGTTGAGGACGGCAGTGAGGCAACAGACCTGCCCGTTGTGGGTGAGACGGTAGTCCGTATCGGTGCGGAAACGGTCAAAGAGACTTGCACAATAGACGACCGGCGAGAGCAGCACATAGAGAAATGCCATCAGAACCGGTTGGCGCAAGGCGAGCGGGACAAGCGCAAGAGCAAGGCGTTGGTATGAGATGTCGTAGCGTGTCATAGGTTGTAGGCAATCATATTGAGGGTGGCATTATCCACGGCAAAATAGCCTGCGGCGGGTACTACATAGGCATTGATAGAAGCAAAGGCGGAGGTGGCGGCGGGTGTACTTTCTGCGGATTGAAGTTCGGCAATACGGACGCCGTCAACAGTCTGGAGCGTATCGATAAGAGCCATATTGGAATACTCGCCATTGAATGGCAGGTTCTCGACATAATCGCGTATGGCGTTATCACAATCATACTGCACGGTGGCGGGGTCTTTGGTCGGGTCGTAGTAAATATCAACAGTACAGCGGAAACGGTCGGCAGGCTGATTGACCAACGAGATACGCACGCCGGCATCCTTGACGGCTTGCAGGTAAGCCGAGAGTTGGGTGTATTCCGCATCGGTGACAGGCGTACGTTTGCGGGTGGTGGTGTCTTCGCCTGCCACTTTGATAATCAGGAGCGAAGACTGCTCGTTCTCGTTGGCAGTGGCGTGCTTGACGACCTGCGCAGCGGCAATGTCGTCATCGGACATACCTGTAGTGTCGTAACGGTCGGTGTCGGGTATGAGGGTTTTGTCGCGCATAAAAGCAAGGGCTTTGTCACGATACCATTTTGGGCGGTGGGGCAACATCTGTTCGATAGCGGCATTGACTTCCGTGCGATAGGTGTCCCACAGACGCTCGTGCACATTGATACAGAACGCCACTACATAGAGCAGCAACCGCCATATAGCGGTAGAAGATGAGGAGGTGAGAGACGCGAGTGCGGGGCTGCTCTGCTTTTGGGCAACCATTTGGTTGAATATGGTATCAATACTGCGTGCCATAAGTTATGTTGTTTGCATATTTGATGTTTAACTGATGATAAAGTCGTATTCGATAGCCCAGAACTCGATGCCCTCGAAAGGAGCAGCGGAGGAGTCGGCGGCGGTGATACCCGTGGCGGGGTGAATGGCACGTGCTGCATATAGCTGGTGGATATTCTCGTTGCCGGTGAGGGTATCGCTGACCTCTACGGTCTGCCCGACGGTCAGGTCGTCAGAGAGGCACAACCCGTTGGTGAGGGCTATATCCAAAGCGGTGTCGGCATCGCCAGTGGCTTGCAGGGCGAGGTCGAGGAGGTTCTGACCTTGACGTACTATTTCCATACGGCTTCAATATATAGTTGGTTGTCACGAATGAGAACACTGCTGACCTGCATACCGTCACGAGAGAATTGCTCACGTATCTCGCGCGACAGTGCTGCCGTGGACGCTGTCTCAAGGTAGTTACCCGTTCCGACACCGGCAGCGGGGTGCTGCTTCCATTCACCTTTGTTGGTGAGCAGGAGCAGCGTCTGCGACTGCTTGAGACATTCGCCTTGAGCAAAATCGCCAGCCGAGACGGCAAGGTCGAACTGCGGGGTAAGGAGTATATCATTCATCGTTTAACGGGCGTTTAATCAGTGTTTGAAAGTGTCATCGGTAAAGTCTGCAAGGTTGGGCGATGGCGTGGACGGGGTGAACACTATGCCTAACGGCGCGCCATTGCCTGCTACGGGTGAGGTGGAGAGTAACGTGATGAGTGTCTGGAGGTCGGAATAGACCTTGGTCATCCACTCTACCAATTTGTCGGCACAGACGGCACCAACCATGCCATCGTTGAAAGTAAAACCGTTCTTGTCCATCTTGACGCTCTTGTCCCCGATAGTGAGTTGTGCACGGTCAATGTCGGAAGCGTGCAGCACCATATACTGCTCGGTGTCCTCAATACGGCAACAAACCACCTGTGCACCGACTGCGGGGTACAGCACCAGTCCCGTATTGCCTTGTACAACGGATTGCAGGCGAATAGCGTACATAAGGACACCGTCGTTGTCGATGTCGCAGGTGCGGGCGGTAGTGTCCACGCTCTTGACCTCGGCAAGAATGGTCTCCGGCAAATTGCCAAAGGCGCGGGCGAATTGGCGGCGTATATCGTCATCCGTTACCATAATGCTTCATTTTGATGGTTTGCCGTATTCCGTTTTCTCCGTATTCCCCCTCTACGGACTCGGCGAAATAGTTGCCTGACCGTTCAGGGAAACGGTTGTCTGTAATAATCAGTTTGTCCGACTTGAAAATATGCGGTTCACCGAAACAGGTGATACTGCCTTCGTAGCCTTGGTAGTCCTGGTCAGCCTGCAACTCACGGACTGCCTGTTGCAGGAAAGACTGCGGCAATCCCGGACGGACTTTGATTTCCTTGATATTGCTGTATTTCTTTCCTTCGGGTTTGGTGCGTTTAACCTGCCCTTGGGTGTCCTTGACTACAATGTTGATTTGCACCTCCTGTGCCTCCTGCTTTTTCAGGTCGTCGGCACTGACTACATTGTAGCCTATCCGGAGACGGATGTCGGAAGTGTTGCGCGTCGGGTTGGGACGCACGAACTTGGACGCACCTGCATAGAGATACTCGCCATCGAACCACACTTGGCAGCAGAGTTCCTTGCGTACCCACTCCAGCACTTTCAGTCCCGTGGCGTTCTTGAACCACACGTTTTGCAAAGGTATGTCGGCAATGGCCGGTGAGAGACGGATGTCGGTACCTGCGGTGAGGTCTTGGAGTATCTGTTTGAGGGTGGTTGTTTGGTAACTGCGGCTGAAATAGAGGTCGCGCAGCGGATAGGAATACCCATCGCACTCAATAACGAGTTGGTCGGCATAGTTGATACGCAACACATAGCCGCGAAAGATTTCCACGTTGCGTCCGTTATAACCGAGCGAGACAAAGACTTTGTCGCCGCGGCGGAACGGCACCTGCTTGAAGTTGGTGATACGGCTGCCTTGCGCCATTTCCGCTACACCGTCGGTTTGCTCGGTAGTGGTCTGTGTCCGTCGCGTAAACGGAGCCAACGGCAGGGTGATGGTGCAAGTGTCGGTGAATGTGCCGACTGATGACTTCCATTCCACCTTGTTCGGTTTGATGGCGCGGTAGTTGCCAATACGTATGTCGGAGGTGAGAAAAAACACGGCTATGCTTGTATGAGCGAGGTTACACTATCGGTTTCACAAGAAAGGGTAAACGGACGGCAGCGGAGTTCTTTGCCTTGTACATCAGGGAACTCAATATCCGTAATGCAGACATTGCGAGTATCGTCCATAAAGAGGTCGCTGACGGCATTGACGAGTTGCACGGGTGAGGTGCTCTCGAACAGCATGCGCAGGCGGTACACATCGTCATCGGGATAGCCTTTGCCCGTTTCGGCAATGAGTACACCCTTGATGTCGAACTTGTAGTCGCCTATATTGAAGACCTCTTTGACAGTGCCGATACGCTCTGCCACGGGCGTGCGCACGACGGTCTTTTGTCCCGTGACACGCAAGGTAGCACACGGGATATAGACCTCGTAGTCCGTATTGGTGAGACGGACAGGCAGGAATACCTCGACACCTCTGTACTGTTCACGATAGGCGGCATCGAAGCGTGTGCCGGAGAAATCGGTCTCTGTTTTGGGCGGGATAGTGTAAGAGCCTTGGAAATAGGTCTTGTACAACTCTAACAGGTCTGTAACGATGTGTGCCATAGTTATACGGTTGCTGCACCTTGTACGAGTACGCGGCTGAGGACTTCGAGGACGACTTCCTCGACCCTGGCAGCGGACTCTTGAAGGTTGTTGGTGGTGAACTGGATATTGTCGAAGAACTTTTGAACGTTGATATTAACGACCTTTGGTCCCGACGAGGCGACTGCTTTCGCCGCAGAGACGCTCGTATCGGCATTGCGTTTGGTGTTGTCGGCTATCTGCTGGAGTTTGCGGTTTGTCCCTGTGTCCTCCGTTGCGGCGGGAACGGCAACGCCGGTAACGGTATCAATGGGCTTGTTGGAGCCGCCTTGCATATCGGTACCTTTAATCCACCGATAGGCTTTTTCGATACCATTAAGCAACGGCATTATGACGTTATTCCACAGCCATTGCACGGCAGATACCAATCCCCTGAGCATATCGCCGATACCGCCGATAATACGTCCTATAAAAGCGAAGATGTCTTTGAGCAACTCGGAAGAAGACACGAACTTCGTCAGGTCTCCGACTATACCCGTGATACCTGTCCACAGTTGGACGGCGAGGGGGTAGATACGCTGCTCGAACAGTTCGGCAACGGGTGTGAGGTAGTCGGACAAGCCTCCGAGACTGTTGCGCACCGTTTGTACGAGTGAAAGGACAGGTTGTGCCATTTGTATGAAATAGCCCTTTAGTTGCGGTATCTTTGCCTGCATGACATCCAGCCACGATACGGCTTTTCGGACTCCTTCGGCAAGCGGGTTCACCATCTTTTCCATAAGGGGCAGCAGTTTAGTAGCCAGTTCGAGACCGAAATGTGTGAGCGGTGCAAAGGCTCCGCCCACTTTTATTTTCAGTTCCTCGAAAGCCCCGCCCAACTGTGCTTTCATACCTGCGTCCGTCTTGGCGATGGTACCGAGCATATTGTTGAATTTGCCTCCCTCACCGGTGGCATCACGGAATGCCTGTTGCACCATCTCGAAAGTGATGTTGCCGCTGGACATCTCGTCTTTCAACGTGCCGATACTCTTGCCTGTCCGTTTGGACATCTCTTCAAGCGGGTTGAAGCCCGCATTGATGAGTTGCAGCAGGTCTTGCCCTTGCAGTTTGCCCGCAGAACGTATCTGAGAGAAAGCCAAGGTGAGCGAGTTAAGTTTCTCGGCATCGCCCATTGACACATCACCCAGCATACGCAGGTTATCCACCACTTCGGTGTCCTTGAACCCGAAGCCGAGCATAGTTTGCGCGTTCTTGAATACCTCCGCACCGAGAATGGTGTTCTGTTGCAGGTCAACCAGTTCTTTGGTAAGTTTTCCACCGGCGGCTTTGCTGCCGGTAAGCACATCGAACGAGACTTGCAACTGTTGCCTGTCCAATGCCGCCTGCATGGTATTGCCAATGGCAGAACCTATTTTGGAGGCGGCACTGATAACCGTGGAAGCGGCACCCAGGATATTGTTCAACCCGAATGAGCCCATAGCCAATTTGGAGAATAACGAAGAGGACTCCCCTGCTTTTTTTGCATGGTTGCTCACATTGTCGTAGGCATTGGCAATCCGTCCCAACGGTCCGGACATCAAGTCCTGCATCTTCATTACATAATCAACTACGTAGCCCATAGAGTTGTTTGATAGTACCTTGTTTGTATAAGCGGTATGCCACTCCCGTCCGGTAAGCGAGGGTTTCAATATCCCACGTCTCGGCTTGTGCGCCATAGTAGAAGAGCGCGAAACAGAGATGGAGTTCCAGTGAACCCTCATCCTGTCTGCCTTGCTCTAATACCTGCCAAAAGTGCTTTTTTTTAGTTCGATGACGTTTTGGAGTTCGACCATAGCGGACATGAAATAGTCCTCGTCTTCGCGGATACACTCATCGCCGCCGAGCCACAGTGCATCGAGCAGTTGGCGTGCAGCCACGTCCAGTCCGGCACTCATCATGGTGCGGGTGTAGTCGCTGAGTTCTTTGGCGTTGAGCGGTTTGAGGACTGCGATTTTATCTTCGACAGCGATGATACAAAGTTTGCGTCCGTTGAACTCTTTGGCGAGCAGGTCGAGTTTGTCTTTGCCGAACCGCTGTTCGGCAAGTTGTACGGCATCGGGTGCCAGTTGTTGTGTTGTTTGGTTCATAACGGTCAGAGACTGATGGTTGTTTTGTTGATGTCCATGCAGATGAACGGCATAGAGCACTCGCGTCTTTTGTCGTTCTGCTTGAGGGTGTCGGTGGTCTCGGTGAAAGCCACGCCGCGTGCTACCCATTTGGTGATGGGGTCTTTGGCGAGTTTGCGTGCCGTAACGGTGACGGAGAGCAGTTCGTGGGGAACGTCGAGAATGCTGTCGTAGCCTGCGGCCTGTGCCGCCTGTTCGAGACGGTCAGCCTCGTAGCCCCAAAGAGTGATACTGCCCGAGCACTTGATGTTGCCGGCCTGGATGTCAATGGGGTGCTGTCCTGCGCCGTACTGTTCCTCTTTCTCAACGGTTTTCTTGAGTTCCCATGCGGTGATGCCGACGATGATACGGTCGGCGATTTTGACCTCGGTGTGATGCCAAGCGTACTCGCTTGACTTGATGTGCATATTAGGCATAATGTACGATGTTTAGAGCGTAGCCGCCAGTCCGAGCGAGACGGTTATCCATGTGAGATAGCCGAGCGGCATGATACGCAGTTGGATATTGATGGTGGAGGTGTTGATGATGTCCTGGTTCAAATCGACATAAACACTGACTTGTGAGATTTGGTCGCCCATAGAGGAAAGGATAGCCTGTTCGAGGGTGTTCTCGATGTCAGTGGCTTCGGTGGCGTTGATAGTGCCGTCGGAGTTCATAGTGATGCCCGTCTCGATATAGGGGGCGTAGGTGGCGGCTGCAATGCGCTGTGCCTTGTCGATGATGCGCCCGTGAACGAGGATACGGAAGTCGTCTTTGGAACACATATTGTCGCGCCCGAAATAGTAGCCTGCCGAACCAGGTCGGTGCATAAACGTGAGGAAGCCGGCATCGTGTAGCGTCTCCATATCGACACGGTCTTCGTATTTGTCGGCACCGACATAGATTTGTTGCACGGAGAGGACACCGTTCTGCCCGTTGCCGACCTTGATATGCGAGCCGTATTTGCAGGCACGTGCCATGAGTACGCTGACAGCCGCGGAGCCGTCGGGTGATGTGCCGCCGAGCAGGACACAGGCATAACCATTGGTGGCGTCTTGAGGTTTGTAGTCGTTGGTTTTGCCGGCATTCGCCACCCGTCCTTCGATAATGAAACGGACAGGGGTGTTGGCGGTCTGCATGGCTTCGCCGACGGTTTTGCAGGCAGTAACGGCAGCGGGTACATCGGAGTCCAAGAACGCCGTGCCCGGTTGGTAGTCCGACTGCGGTTTGCGTGCGATGGCGACGAGGTTGATGTCGCCGCGTCCGTCGCGCAGCAATTTGCTGACGCCGTTGGCTTCGGCGGATGTGAGTGCTTCCGCCATGGTCATAGAAGCGGCTGTGCCGAAAAGGAACAGGCGCTGGCTTCCGCCGAGTTCGTTGTAATACTCCTCAATGAGGCGGTGTGCGAAAGGTTCCGCCTCGGCGGTGTAGCCTTTGGACTCGGCATCGGCAAGGGAATAGACCTCTTGGGTCTTCGCCACGAGGCTCTCGGTAGAGACCGTGAGCATCAGAGCAGGCACCGCGTCAAGGACGGCTACAGACTGCATAAGGTTGCCATTGGCGACATTGACTTTGACTTGTGGAAATGACATAGGGCTATTGATTGATAAAAGCAAGGAGGGCTTGCTTGATGGTTGTTTTCTTGTTATCCTCTGTGGTGAGGTTGAGGGCAGCGGAGGCGGCTTTGAGTTGCTCATAGGTCATCGCCTCGATTTGCTCTGCGGTGAGCGTGTCTGGAATAACGGTGTTTGCGGGTTCGGCAGGTGCGGGCTGCGCGAGGTCGGAACGGCGGACGGTCTTGACTTCGCCGTTGCCGTAGGAGAGTGCGGCGGCATGGGTGAGAAAGAACTGGTCGCCCGATACATAGACCACGTCCGTGCTCTTGTAGCGTTGGAAATGGTCAATCAGTGCTTGATGAGAAACTTGCATATAAAAAGAATTATGAGGGTGAGTAATGCGGTGGCGAGGAGGGCAAAGGTGATTTGTCCCAACACGAGGCAGAAAGACTGCCAGCGGGTGAGCGGGGCGGGTACCTCGATGGTGTGCTGCTCGGTGCGGAGAGTGGTGATGATACTGTCGCGGAGGCATATTTCGCGGGAAAGGCTGTCCTCGTGGCAGTCCACCAAGAGGAAACTTCCTTTATCCATTTCTTTTGTGGAGGTTGGAAGCAACGTGGCCGTTGCTGTAATGCGGGTGCCGTTGCGGGTTTCGAGTTGGCTGAGAATGACCTGGTTGGTGCTGTCGCAATCCAACAAGGCACGGACGGCGGCGGAGTCAGGGGTGATGGTGATAAGGGTATCACGCTCAACGATACGGACTTCGCGGATGGTGTCGGTCTGCAACGGTTGTGGGGTACGACAGGCTACTAACAGAAGCGGAACTAAAAACAAAAAGCGTTTCATTGTTGTTGCTGTTTGAGGTCATCAGTAGTGCCGGAACGGAGGAGGCGGAGTTCGTGAATACAGCCGACGAGGTCGATACCAACGGCGAGTGCGCCGATGGAGAGCAGCAGTCCCGCGCCGACGAGTACGGAGTTGTGTATTTCGCCCATAGGCGGGGCGAAAAAGCCGCACATCATAAGCGTAAAACCTAACAAGAGGCAGACATAAAAGCGCACCTCTCTGCGGTTGTCCCGTTTGGTCTGTTCGGTCATATTCCTACCTCCTTTTTCCATTGTTGTACATCGAAACAAGGACACGCCTTGTTGGCGAACTCGTGGTGTCCGTGGATAGCGGATGACGGTATATGGTAGGCAGATTGGAGCGAGTGCACGAGGGTAAGCATTGCGGCTTTCTGCGCCGGTGTGCGCGTATCTTTGGGTGTCTTGTCGTCAGCGGCAAGTCCACCGATATAGCAGATGCCGATAGTAGTGGCATTATGCCCTTTGCAGTGCGCCCCAATCCGGTTTACCGGTCTCCCTTGCTCCACCGTGCCGTCGAGACGGATGACATAGTGGTAGCCGATGCCGTGGAAGCCGCGTTGGCGGTGCCAGCGGTCGATGTCGGCAGCCGTGCAGTCGCATCCCTCGGGTGTGGCGGAGCAGTGGATGATGATACCGTCAATCTTGCGCATGGGTTAGGCGTTGTTCTGCTGTGTCCCTGAAGAATCAGGAGTAGATACAACAGGCGTTGTGCCTTGTGCAATCACGATGACACCAGCCCAGTCTTTGCGACGGCAACGGCCACCGGCTTTCACAGCGGCACTGAAGATGTCGCCATAATACTGCGGGTTGTCAGTGTCCTGGAACGGTTTGATGTCGCCCAAGGCAATCGCCACGCTATCTTTCTGCCAACAGAGTGCACCTATGCAACTGGTAGCCGTGAGGGCGATACCCGGAGCAACAGGCGTGTCGTCATTGAACGCCAAGACGGTGGAACGTTCCAGAATGTTGAACCCGCACAGACGACCTACGACGCCATTGGCAAGGTCTGCCGATTGCTGATAGGCAGCCATCTGGTTGGCAGACAACGACTCAATGAGTTGCTGCAACTGGTAACTTTCCAACAGGGCATAACGCTCCGTCTTGGGTACGTTGTGCTTGTTCATCAGAGCCTGTGCATTGGCAAGGTCTTTGTACGTGAATGCCTTGCGTGTGCCGGTCTGTCCCTCCTCGGTAACTGCCACGTCTGCGCCGGTGGTGCGGATGATGTGCGAAGCCGGAATAACATCGGCTTTGCCATCAGCCTTGATACCTGTTACCCACTGATACAGCATATCATCACCGACCGCTTCCATCAGAGTCAGCACATGGTCATTCAGTACCGAGTCCGTTTTGTCGTAGGAAATTTCGTTTTCCTCATGCCATGTGATATGCGTCGGCGTGGTTGAGAACACATTGAGCGCATACGTAACGAATGAGTCCTCCCGTTGTACTGCCGTGGCAGGGAACGTGGAACGGTTCTTTACCACCTCGGGGCTGCTGCCTGCCTGTGGAATATGAACGACTGCACCGCCCAAAACGAATGCAGTTTCAATAACGGCGAACGCCAGAAACGGGTTCACCTTGCGAAGTTTCTCGACAATGTAACTTGCGAATACTTCAACGGGAATTTTTGAAATAGAAGCCATAAATGTTTGTTGTTTGTAAATGGTTTAACGGTTTGCGACCAACTTTTCGTAGTAGGACGGGTAGTTCTTCTTGATGTCCTCCAATGCGCCTTCCTGCATATAGAGGTCGTGCCATGTTTTGCCTTTGTACTTTTCGGGCAGTTCCTCGGCTTTCAGTTGCGCACTGATAGTAGCCTGTGCGGGTATGGCAGCCACCAATGCTTCCAACCCTGCCGGATTGGTTGCATAGTCCTTTTTCAGTTTGTCCGCCATAGCCGCATTGACTTTGTGGTCTGCCAGTGCTTTTTCTACGATAGCGGAGACTTTCTCGGTGGTGACTTGCTCTTTCAAGGATGTCATCTCGGCTTGGAGACTGTGCAGGTCGGCTTCGGCTTGGTCTGTACGCGTTGCCTTGTCCACCAAATCCTTGATAATCTGCACGGCTTGTTCTGAGGTGCTCTCAGCCACAAGGTTAGGAAGCCCTATCGCCAACAGGGCTTCAATGGTGATGGTTCTTTTTTCCATAAATGAATTGGTTTGTTTATCTGATAAATCCATAAGAACATTGTTGTCCTCATCGAATAGTTTGCTTTGCGCCACGGCATTGTAGTTGCCCGGTATGTCCACGATAGAACACTCACGGGGGAACCACTTTGTCACAGTCGGACCGGTCTGACCTTCCATTTTCAACGACGGTTCCTCGCTCATCTCCAATGCAACAATATGTCCTACACTGGCAGCACTGTAGAAACCGTCCTCTATCTGCTTGACCAAATCGGGAAAACGGGAATCGTCCACTACAGGTTTGCCATAGAGTGCATTGTCGCGCACCACAAGGTCTTCCCAACGCACAGCCACGCCCTGTTCGCGCTCGTGCATAAAGAAACCGATGGGCGGGTCAAACCGGTCTAACTGCAAGCCCGAAGTCAATAGACGATACCCGTAGCAATTGACACTGTCGTCTGTCAGTAGAAACTCCCTGTCTATCTTTTTCATCTGATGTTTAAGTAGTATTTAAGTGGTTGTTAAACGTGTTTGATGATGAGTTGTTTCAGACGACCGTTTCCGTCACGGTGCACCTCGCGCTTGGGATTGTCCCACAGGGTGCGATACTTGATGGGGACATCTTTGAGGAATACCAGTCGTCCGATGTTACGCCAATACAATATGCCGTTTATCATACGTATCTCGTACCAACGGTGTTTCTTCCGGAAGTCATCACTATTGTCATAAAACAGGTACCAGGCACCCCCTCCGAGTGAGAGTTGGATGCCGTCTTTTTTATTGTATGGAAGTCCGCTTATCATAGGGCGTAAATCAATTTCGGCGGCAAAATTACTGCGGTTTGAGCCCCTATCCAAAAAGTACTGCCATTCTGGCACAACTATTTGAGTCCGCGGTAAAAACGCGGTAATTTTGCAGCCTGAAAAAGTATATCGATATGCCTAAAAAACAGGACAACAGACGTGAGATTGCACAGATTTTATACCTGCAAGGCAATCTCCCGAAAAAAGACATAGCCGACAAGGTCGGTGTGTCGGCACAGACCATCACAAAATGGGCTGCCGAGGATAAATGGGACACGCTGAAAAAGAACCTCCTCACCGGCAAGAAACAGCGCCTGTCGGAGTTGTACGACGAGTTGGCGGAGTTCAACCGTATGATTAAAGAAAAAGAGGGGTACAAAGTAGCCTCTTCCAAAGAAGCCGATGCCCGGCGCAAACTTATCACCGACATCAAGGAGTTGGAATCGAAATACTCCATCGCCCAGACCACGCAGATAGCCATTGATTTTTGCGATTTCCTCAAGCCGATAGACATAGAGTTGGCGCAGAAAGTGGTTGACCTGTTTCAGGCATTCATCAACGAACTCATCGACAAACAGAAATGGCAACAAAATTAGGCAAAGCCACCGACCGCGAGTATCTGGAAGCCTTTCAACGCTATTGCGACAACTTCCGCAATGCCACGCCCATCAACACGCGTGAGAGCCAAGGCGAGCGGGTGGTAAGGAAAAGCAAGTTGGAGAAAGACAATGAGGCGTGGTTCAAATACTATTTCCCGAATTTCTGCACCGCCGAACCCGCTGCCTTTCATAAGGCTGCCACGCGCCGTCTGTTCGCCCACGCGGAATGGTTTGAGGTGCGTGCCTGGTCGCGCGAGTTGGCAAAGTCCGCCCGCTCGATGATGGAAGTTTCCAAATTAGCCTTGACAGGTAAAATCCACAACGTGCTTCTTGTTTCCAACAGCCACGACAATGCCACGCTGCTTCTGGCTCCGTTCAAAGCGTTCTTTGAAGCCAACAACCGCGTGGAACAGGACTACGGCATACAGAAAAACCTTGGGCAGTGGAAAGAAGACAAATTTGTCCTCCGTTCCGGCTGTTCGTTCCGTGCCCTCGGTTGGGGCGAGTCGCCGCGTGGAACCCGCAACAACGAGAAGCGTCCGGACTTTATCCTGATAGACGATTTCGACACGGATGAAGAGTGCCTGAACGAGGACACGATGCGCAAGAAAATCAAGTGGATGGAGCAGGCCCTGATACCAACGCGCTCCATATCGACACCGACGCGCATACTGGTGAACGGGAATATCATCTCGGACAACTGTATGGTGAAATACCTTGGCGACTCGACATTCTGCGACAAGTTCGACATCGTGAACATACGCGACAAGCAAGGCAGGTCATCGTGGCCGGAAAAGAACACGGAAGAGGACATCGACCGCGTTCTGCAGACCATCAGTTACGAGTCGGCGCAGAAAGAGTATTTCAACAATCCGATGGACGGCGGCGTGGTATTCAAGGAGTTGCACGAGGGAAAGGTGCCTCCGCTCAAACGCTGCAAGGTGCTGGTATATGCCGACCCTGCGACGAGCAACAGGGATGTATCGCAGGGGAGTTGCAAGGCGGTGGGTGTGATAGCGATGAGCGGACTGACATTCTACGTATGCAAGGTGCGTGTGGATACGATGTCCACGGCGCATTTCGTGGGCGCGTTGTTCGACCTGTACGACTGGTCGGTGCAGCACGGCGGGGAGAATGTGCGGGTATGGATAGAGAACAACAGTCTGCAAGCGCCGTTCTATGAGCAGGTGCTTCAGCCCGCCATCTTCGCGGAGTCGCACCGTCGCGGGGCGTTGCTGCCGGTGGTGCCGGACACACGGGACAAGAAAGACAAATACACCCGTATCGAGGGTACGCTGGAGCCCCTGAACCGTGCGGGGTTGCTTGTTTTCAATGCGGACGAGTCGGGCGACCCCGATATGCAGCGTATGAAAGCGCAGATGCGGAACGTCAGCCCGAAACAGAAACGTATGGACGGTCCGGACATGCTGGAGGGCGGGGTGTGGCTGCTCAAGCAGAGCGCGGCACTGAGGGCAAGCGAGGGGGTGTATTTTGTAAAACGGAGTAATAAGAAAAAGATATAGACGAAAGTATTATGATGACAGATGATGGATTATTAAATTTTACAACCCTTAACGGGGGGGGTAAAAATAGATTAACATCGCTTAACTTGCCGAATTTCAACAGGAAAGGAGGCGGGTATGAATGAGTTGCTGCTGCGCCGGAGAGCGATGATGAGTGCAAACAGACCGACTACCACATTCAAGTTTGCCATTCCCGCCGATACGGAAAAAACAATAAGTGTTGGTGCAATAATGGCAAATGGTTGGAAGACGCATTTGATTGATTGGGGAGATGGCAATTTTGATATGAGACCAAGTGGTGCTACAACAAAACACACATATCTCGCGGCAAGTACGGTACGTGAGATAACCGTGACTATTACAGGATTATTGTCGTACTTAGGTTGTACCTATATAGGAATGACCTCATTGGATGTTTCTGAGCAATCCGAGTTGAATGATTTAAGATGCCACGACAATAATCTTGGCATCTTAGATGTCAGTCGGTGTACTAAACTGGCTACATTGGTATGTACAGCCAATAAACTAACCTCTTTGGATGTCAGCAAATGCCATACGTTAACCCATTTGAATTGTGGCAGAAACCTTTTAACCTCATTGGATTGCAGTCGTAATCCAAAACTGGCATCCTTAATAAGTGAAAGTTGCCAACTGTCCTCGCTTGACGTAAGCAACAACCCTGCACTGGTTACGCTGTCTTGCTCCAGTAACCAACTATCCACACTTAATGTAAACAACAACCCTGCGCTGGTTACGCTGAACTGCTACAGAAACCAACTGTCCACACTTGATGTAAGCAACAACCCTGCACTGGTTACGCTGAACTGCTCCAGTAACCAACTGTCCACACTTGATGTAAGCAACAACCCTGCACTGGTTACGCTGGACTGCTCCAGTAACCAACTATCCACACTTAATGTAAGCAACAACCATGCACTGGTTACGCTGAACTGCTACAACAACCAACTATCCTCGCTTGATGTAAGCAGTATCCCCAAGTTAAGTACGCTTTGGTGTTATAGCAACAAGGTTTTCACAGAGAAAATTGGAGGCATAGACGGCTTTACGCGTGCGATTAAACAATACCAACTATGGAAATCGACAGGCGACTATGACCTCACCGGCTATACTTTTGATACCACCACAGGCGATTTGGCATTGGAAACGGACGGTGTCGTCAAAGTCAATGCCTCTATCAACAGGCAACAAAAGTATTCAAAAAAATGGGTCAATGACGGTATCAACAGTTGGTCTATCAAAGCCGCACAGGTAGAGGTGCATTTCGAGGACGGAACGGTCATATCCGACAAGGCGGCTTATTATGAGAAGATAGCCCAAATAGTAAAAGACGAGAATTTGTATGAATACCCGCAGTTGTGCAAGATACACACACCGACATTCGGACTGCAAGAGACACGGGACAACTACGCTACGCACAAAGTGCTGCTGTGTGACAGCGGGAATAACAGTCTGTGGCAGAACGGACGTCTCACTTTTGGCTTAGAAACGCCTGCAAACCACATAGATTGGAAGCCGAGCAAGTCCGTTCACAAGAACTACGTTACAACCCCGCTGATAAAGTGCCGGATAGTGGTCAGTCAGAATGCGTCTTTTTACATAACCGTTGTGTCTGAGAGGTATTATGCGTATGACAACAGGCAACGGGTTGTTTGTACCAATGGGGA